AGGTGGATAAATTGCAGCCAATGCAACGGAACGTGGATGCTTCCGAACACTGAGCTGAGGCACGGCGGCGATAACTCCAAAGCATGAGCATTGAGGCGACCATCCAAACCGCCAGCGAGCCCGCCGTTGTCCTCAAGCGATTTGTTAGGGGTCATTTGGTGGCGACGCTCTATCTAGGGGACTGCCTAGAGATGCTGCCGATAATGGCCGACGCGGTAATCAGCGACCCTCCCTACGGGATGGACTGGGACACTGACAGCACGCGATTCAGTGGCGGGCAATCCTCTGGCATCAGGCGCAAGCCGCGAGGCGAAGGCCGCGGGCGCCAATCCCAATATGGTGACTACGGGAAAATCGACGGCGACTGCGAACCCTTCGACCCCGCGCCGTGGATCGAGTATCCGCGCTGCGTTCTATTTGGAGCCAACCACTACGCGCAACGCCTGCCCGTCGGCACAACGCTGGTGTGGCTCAAGAAAGGCCAGCACCTATGGGGCACGTTTCTGAGCGATGCGGAAATCGGATGGATGAAAGGCGGCTGCGGCGTCTATGCCATTCTGAAATCGTTCCCGCCGCCAGTGCGAGCCGTGGACGCGGGCGGCGACCCGTGCCGTCCGGTGGGAATCCACCCGACGCAAAAGCCGGTGGCCCTAATGGCGTGGTGTATGGAGCGGGCAAAGGTGCCTGCAGGAGCGACCGTCCTAGACCCCTACATGGGCAGCGGAACTACGGGTATCGCCTGCCTGCGGACTGGCCGCAACTTCATAGGCATCGAGAAAGACCCCAAGCATTTTGCAACCGCCGTCGCGCGTCTGGAACGCGAGATAAACCAAGGTGAGTTGCTATGACCCCTAACGACCAAGCTCACACATGAGGGCCGCCCAACCAACTCCCGAATCGCCCACCAGCACAGCGCGGCCCTCATTGTGTGCAGCGCCTGGTTCGGAGTGGTCGCGGGCCGAAATCCACATGGAGATGGCCAACGCGGCATTCCGGCTGGCATCGCGAAATGAGCACGGCAAAGAGATGGTCATAGAGCACCTAAAGAGGGCAATCCAAACTCTCGAAGCACAAACTCCGAACACCGAACTCAGGCGCGCGGGGCACCTGAGCAACGACAAACAGACAGGCGCAACCCCGCGTCGCCTGGAGTGACTGGTTATGCGAGAACTGACGAAATCTGAGAAAGAATTTGTGATACAGGCGGAGCAAGGGTGCTTCACCGTCGGGTATGAGGACGACGGGACACCTTATGCGATGGGGGCGCCTCACACGAGCAACCTCTTCACGATGGATGTGGAAGAACACCCAACGCCGGACGGTGCGGTGTACACGCTCCGCGCATAACAAAGAAGTCAGCGAACCGCCGGCCGCTGGCTCCCGAACTGAAACAAAACCGCGAACCGGCGGTTCGCTGGACTGACTCGTTATGCTGACCGATACTGAAGCCATCGAAGCCGAGAAAACTGCATGGGAGTGGTTTGCCGAGGCACATCCGCACGAAGCGTATGCAAGCTGGCCGGACCGATTCTGGGAGTTCTTCCACCGCAAGTGTCCGAACCTCAAACGGGAAGAAATGGAAGCCCTCCTTGCTGCTGGTGAATAGCATAACAAGTAATTAGGACAAACTGAGCACATGCCTAGGGACTGGAAAGGACCGTACAACAGGCGCTTGCAGCAACGCGCTTCGGAGCGCGGGAAGCGGATGGCGGCGAATTATCGTGATTGATATGCAGAAATGCACCTATGAGACCCACACTTGAATTCTTTGCTGCTGGCTATCCAGCCGGCCAGCCCCGCGTCAAGGCAAGAGCATTCGGCGGCCATGCCCGTGTTTACACGCCCACCACCGTCAAGAGCAGTGACGGCCTCAGGCATGAGCACCCGGCAACGTCGTGGAAGATGATCGTCAGGAATGAGGCCGCAAAAGCGTGGATCAAAGAGCCAATACCGCAACTAATGCAATGGCAAGGCCCGCTCCGTGTTGACCTTACATTCTACTTTCCGAGGCCCAAGTCGCACTTCCGATCCAATGGAGAGTTGAAGCCGACTGCGCCCGTCTGGCACACGGCAAAACCGGACAGGGATAACAGCGACAAGGCGGTTCTCGATGCACTGACAGACCTGGGGCTTTGGGGCGATGACAAGCAGGTGTGCGACGGGAGAGTCCGCAAGCTGTATTGCCCGCCCGGGTGCTCCCCTGGGTGCGAGATTGTAATTCAGGAAGCGGGAGAAGCACAATGACCCACTCGCAACTCGCCACCCTCTCTCGCCGAGTCTCTCGCCTAGAGCGAATCGTTGTTATCCTAAAAGCGATTTACAGCGTGCGATACAGCTCGGAATTGGATCGGCTGCAAGCGGAGTTGAAAGAGGAAACGGGAGGAAACACTTGAATGACCAAGACTCGCTTCCAACTCCTAAATCAAAAGCGCCTCTGTATGCAACGCCTCCGCGCCGAGAGACGCGGCCAATGCGTGGACGGCCTGCCGAAGCGCCTACGTGCGCTCCGGGGCGATGGGCAACGCGCGCCGATGCCGACAGGCCGCAGAGACAGGCTTGTGAGCAACGGGCTACTGTCGTGCTCATTTGATGCCATTGGAGGTCCCGTGCATGGAGATGCGTTGGAAAGGTTGGAGAAGATAACTAGGTGAACCCGTTGACTCCAATCCATATGCGTGAACGTCAGCAAATCCGAAGATTCAATCGCGCCACCGCGTGGGAACTCTCCCGCTTTCGAGCTGGCGTTCACGCCCGGGTTGGTGGCGCGATTGAGTTTTCAACCCATTGGGAGAGTGACTAAATGCCACAGCGTTTTCTCAGACCTGGAATCACCAATAGCGATAGGTTCAACTCAGTTGACCTATTCTGCCAAAGCCTTTACATCCGCATCCTAACCAAGGTTGACGACTACGGGCGATACGATGCTCGCCCGTCAGTTTTGGCCGGTGAGTGCTTCTCTGTATGGAACGAAAAGCACCCCGAACAGCAAATAGATTCCGCTGCGGTTTCCTGCGGAATCCTGCGCCTTGCTGCGGAAAAACTGATAGCGCTATACGGCTGCGACGGCAAGAAAGTTCTGCAAGTCACGCAATGGCAGGAACGTGTGCGTGATGGGGCTAAGGAGAAATGGCCTATTTCCGGTAATCCGCTGCGGAATCCTGCGGAATCCTGCGGAATCCTGCCTCCCTCGTCCCCGTCCCCGCCCTCGTCCCCGCCCTCGTCCACGCCCTCGTCCACGCCCTCGTCCACGCCCTCGTCCACGCCCTCGTCCACGCCCTCGTCCACGCCCTCGTCCACGCCCTCGTCCACGCCCTCGTCCACGCCCACGCCTTCGCCCGTGCGCACGACGCCCGAACCCGAACCGGAAAGTGTGTGTGTGAATTTGCCATTGCAGAAGCAGAAGGCTGACTCCCAAGTGGACGCCCGCTTCAAGTGGCTCGAAGCCGAACTCTGCCGGATGTATAAACGCCCCCGCCCGACCGTTGGCCGCGGCGAGGAAGAGCACCTAGTTGCCGAAATCGCGCGGCGCCCAGACGTGAGGGCTGAGCTTGCGGAACTGAAAAGCGCCCGGGCCGAAATCGGAGAGCGGTATTTCCCGCAATCACTGTCTGCACTCTGCCGCGATTGGGACAAGACTCTGGATCGGGCCAGGAATCACGCACCGCCACCAAAGTCGTATAAGGAAAAGTCCATGACTGAGAAAGAGCTTGAGAGACTCGAAAGGATGATAGGGACATGAACCACGCCACCAACTGCAAGTTCTGCAAAAAGCCGATCACTATTGAAATTGACGACGCCTACGCGGCGTTGGGTGATCCGCAGAAGCTCCTGCCTATTTCGACATGCGACCGCTGCGCAGACCTGCGCGTAGAACGCCGATGCGTTGAGGACCGAGTTAAAACGGCAGCCCTAACGCTGGCCAACGCGAAGGGCCACGCGCGCCAGGAAATGCAATCGAGATTCAGCGGCATCTTTGAGCGGCTCCTGCATGACTACGCACGGTTGATTGCCCGATGGCACTACCTGCAAGGCGAGTCGTGGGATGACGCGGCGCTGGAGACAATCCTAATCCACCCGGAAGCGTGGCACAGCGTGCTGGAGACCCTGTGGAAGGTGTTTAAGGACGCGAACAAGGAAAGGGAGTTGATATGAGTAAAGATCAAACGAAAACCACAGACCCCGGTTCACTCGACCCGCTTGGTTGGGCTGCGACAGATCGCCCCTGTTACAACTGCGCCGGGACAGGCACCAACGGAGGGCGAGCGATTAACCAACGCGCCACAGGCCAGCCAGCGCACGCGCGGGGGCAGCGTGGCGGCGGGTCCTTCCTTCGAGAAATGCAACGGGCAGGTTGCCGAGCTGACAAAAATGGCTGCTCATAGAATTTTACAAGGCTGCAAGTTGCCACCGTCCGCTGCGACTGTGCCCTCGCAAGCCGTTGGAAGGTCCAGTCCTAGCGGAAGCGTGCCTCGACGCGGCTACGGGCTTGGAAAACCAATAACGTGAATGACGGCAAGACTTAAGCCTATGGGAAACCGCCTCGAACCAGTTGAAGAAGACTTGCAGCCGCTCAACAGCCCAGAGACCTCGATGCCTTCGGGTCACGATCCGCAAGTGTGCGATCCGCTGATGGACGAAGACGACGTTGCGGAAGACCAATACCGCAAGGGATACCAAGATGCGGCGCGCAAAGCAATAGACCATTGGCGTTGCACACTTCGGGCAATGCTGATTTTCAAAGGCAATGCCCTATTGGCGATTCAGTGCGCTGCGGTCGCGCACGGATTCTTGGACTTGGTATCCAAGAAAGACCAGGTTGCGCTTGCGGACCACTTCAGATGCGAGCGGGCGAATGTGGGCAAGCTGGTAAAGATGATTCAGAAACGGCTCGAACTTCCGCCTGCGCTTGGGCAGCGCGGAAGCGATGGGTGTGAAAATATGAGCGCCACTCGAAAGAGCCAATTGCAACATGTAAAAGACTAAACAACATTTATGAGCGACAAACCATCCGTTACCGTCAAAGCCGCACTGATTAGGCAGTTCAATGAAGCGCATCGCATTTTCATGGATGCGTCAAACTCATCCGCGAGAGACATGGTGAGGTCTGTAAATTACACCAGAACTATGGGCTTTCTCATCAAGGAATTGCTCGGGCGCGAGAACGTCACCGAGAATTGCTTGCGTGAATGGCTGCGCGACAATTCAGGCGCACTTGCCGAGACTGAGGTTGCGTGGTTAATGAACTACGTTCGCATCTCAAACAAGATGCAGAACCAGCCGAAGCAGTTGAATGACATACCCAACTCTGTCATGCAAATGACGTTTCAGTGTTCGGGTATAATCGAAATTCCAGGCGCGCGCGAACTAGCGCAGACCAGTCACGAACTGACCCCATCGGTGCAGTCATGGAAATTCTATACCGACTTCAAGATAAGGTTTGAGGGGATGATAAAAGCAGCCCCGACGTGGAATGAGGAGCAGCGAGAGGCGGTGCGGGAGAACATCGAAAAGACTCGCGCATTCCTGACTGAACTGGAAACAAGACTGTGAGCGGCGAGAATCCAGAGAAAAAGCTATCCAAGCGCGAGGCCGCGGCGATACGGCTGGAAAACCAGTACGCCAAGTGGCTCAAGGCGTCGGCATCGAAGCTGGACATTGAGGACTTGCTGCGTGCGGGAAAAATCAGTGCAGAGCAAGCCCTGGACTCTGAGCGGCGTGGCCAAATACCGGTAGAGGACATCCCGACGACAGTCTCAGGCATGGACGCGCTCGGCTCCCTCATCATGCGCAACTTCCCAAAGATTGGGCTGCAAGTTGGCCGGCAGACAATAAAGAATTGGCGCGCGCTGAAGTACGTCCCGAACGGTTGCAACGTGCCATTCCCGCCGCCGTCCAATGGAAACCGCTACAAGGTGTCCGATTGCTTCGCCTGGATTCAAACCTACTTCGGCCCGCGCATGGATACCGTTGGCCAGCCTGACCCGCTCTTTGGAGCTACGCAAGAGCTTGAAAACAAGATCAAGGAACGCAAGTTGCGCCTGATGGATTTGGAGGTTGGAAAGGCGGAAGGAAAGTTGACCGACGCCAAGGTTGCTCAGAGCACCATTTCAGCCGCACTCAAGCGGTATCACGGCATCGTCAGAACGCAGTTGGAGCGAGTAGAGATAAAGGCCATCACAGACTTTCACGCCTCGCTTGGCCTGAGTGATGCGCACAGGTCCGCGTTGCGCGAATTCCACACCAGCTTGGCGCGGGCAACGATGGACAAGATTGAAGCGGTCTGCGAGTTGGTTGCGAAGGGTGAGGATGCCCCGGAAGTGCCGCAAGTAGAGATTCAACCCGAAACACTGAACACAGAACTCACCGACCGGCGCGGAGCCGGTTCGGTGAAGTGATTGGTTCGCCATCACCGAATGAAACACATCGTCAATTTTAGTGGGGGCGCAGCACGGCCTAAAGGACGTGACGCTGCTCTTTGCTGACGTGCTCATAGAGGATGAGGAACTGTATCGCTTCAACGAACAATGCTCGCAAAATATCGGGCTGCCAATCACGCGCATCTGCGTGGGGAAAACTCCGTGGCAACTCTTCCGCGAGCAAGGAATGATCGCCAACGCCAAATACCCAATCTGCTCGATCTACCTGAAGCGCGAGCCGCTGGACGCATGGCACCGGGCGAACTGCCTGGAGATGGACTCTATAATCTACGTGGGGATGGATGCCACTGAGTGGAACCGATTAAACGACATGCGCCAAGTAAAGGCCAACTGGCGTATCGAAGCGCCGATGACCGAGGCTCCGCTATGGGATAAGTGCCGGATGATAGAGGAAACGGAACGGCTCGGAATCCAAATCCCGCGACTCTACCGGATGGGGTTCCCGCACAACAACTGCGGGGGCAGGTGTGTCCGGGCCGGAATCTCCCACTTCGTCCACCTGTATCGAGTGCTGCCTGACAAATACCTCGAATGGGAGAATGAAGAACAGCAGACCATTGTAGAACTGACGGCACGCGGAGTGTCCTCGGCGTGGTTTTCTATCCTGAAAGACCGCCGAGGAGGAACGAGCAGAACAATGACGCTAAAAGAACTTCGCGTCCGAATCGAGGCAGGCGAGAAATTTGCCCGCAATGCGGAAGGTGATTTATGAAGGTTGGAACCTGTTCATTCTGCGGTCACTGGGGCTTGCTGTGGGGCAAGTGGTGCAAGGCCCCGTTTCAGAACAAAGCCGGGGCGCGCAAGGCGCATTGGCGGCGATGGGTTCACGCCAAGAACAAAGTGGCCGACCCGCTGCCCGATACCGATTGGATTGAACTGAATCTACAGGCAGGCGGATACCACTACGGGCGCAAGCGAAAGGTGCATGGCCTGTGATTGCCGATTCGCAGATTGACGAGGGGCTAATGCGCCATGGCTTCGCCGCCGTTGGCCATACCTTTCGCGGCTCGATCATCGACAACGCCAAACGCTTTCGACTGACCGGACCGGCCTACAACTCAATGCCGCAAGAGCAGGACGGATATTTCTCAATCGAAACCGCCCGCCAACTCGCGGGGCCATTCGCCGCGCTGCTTGACGATGGGGTGCGCGAGGTTGGAATCGTAGGCGCAACTCAGGTTTTGAAATCGGTGTGCGGAAACGTCTGGCTGCCGTATGTGATGGAGCACGATCCGGGGGATGCGCTGGTAGTCTTTGAAGCTGACGACAAGGCGCTTTCGTTTGCTGACCGCCGTTTGATGCCGACCATCAAAGCTCACCCGACGCTGTTTGCTCGGATTGAGCAAGAGACTGGCACGCGGCATGACGTGACGAAAACCAAGATCGTCTCAAACAGCATGAGCCTGACGGTCGGGGGCCTGAACGATACGACGGTCTCCACGTTCAGCTATCGCTACGTGTGGGTTTCGGAAAGCTGGCAGCACGGTAGCGATGGGCTGCTGATGAAGGCCATCAAGCGGGCAGACCGCTTCCCTGATACCTGCAAGATTCTGATTGAGTCGCAAGCCGGATTGGCCGGCGAGGATTTGCACAATTGGGCAAAGGGCTGCCATCAAGTGCCCCTGACGTGGGAGTGTCCGCATTGCGACGGGCGGCAGACGTGGGAGTTTGCCCAACTGCGCGGGGAAGACTTCAAGGCGCGGCCAGTGCTTCGCGGCCCGCAAGTGCCGCCCCCGGCCCCCGGCACTTACTCGGGCATGACGTTTGACGGGGCGGAAGCGATTGGCGCGGACGGCTCGCGGCGAGAGCGAACCATTGACGAGCGGGCAAGGTCCGCTTACTGGCAGTGCTATTGGTGCGGATATGCCATTCACGACCGGCCAGAAATCCGCCAGGCTATCGCCAAGACCTATCGGCAGGACTATCGCGTTGAGATTAGTCCAGGTCGGTTTATCTCTCCCCGGTCGGTCGTCTTCTACCTGCCCAAAGAATCGAACGTTGACAACAGGTTTGAGGCGAGCGCCAAGAGCTACCTGACGGCCAAGGCGACAGAGAAATTCGGGAATGCGCAGCCGCTCATTGACTGGCACATTTCAGAGCGCGCGGTGTTCTACGAGGTTGGTTCTCAGTCCCGGCGAATCCCCATCATCACCGGAAGCTACAACGTAAAAGATGGCATTCCTAACGAAGTATGCCGAGTGGGCGCGGCGGATGCGCAACAGGATGATGACCTGACGGCCGAGGCTGGCAGCCCAAAGACGGGCAACTTTTGGGCCGTGGCGCGGGCGATTGATACTGCGGGGAACATGTACCAGCTTGACCGCGCGTTTGTCCGTAGCTGGGATGAACTCAAAGCATTTCAGGATCGGAACCAGATCACTAACGAGAACTTTGGAATTGATTGCTCATTCTTCCGCAATGACATCATTGACATGGCTGCTCACGAAATCCGCGAGCAGAAATTCAAGCGGAAGAAACGCGGAAAATGGGTGGAGGCTTCGAAATGGTTCACATGGACCATGCTTGCAGGGGATACGACGGGGCGCAATTCGTGGTTGTGGCCAGATAAGACGTATCGGCTTATGTCCCCAATGCAACCCCAGTCCCGGAACGTGACCATTCGCAGTCAGTCATTTTCAATCAAGGTGCCGCTCTACACTTGGAGCCAGCTTGGAATCAAAGACATGCTGCACGCCCTGATTACTGGCGGAGGGCAGACAGTAAAATTCTACTCGCTCAAGCGCGAGCAACTGACTGGACCGCTCGCTGAATCCACCCGGTTAAAGGAATCTGGCAACCTCACCTACGAGAACCAAATGCAAGCCGAATACCGAACGGTGAAAAAGAACGGGAAACCGTATTGGGAAAAGTACCGGCCGCAGAATCACTTTTGGGATGCGGAGTGCATGTGCTTGGTGCAATTTGGGCTTGGGGGTTATTTGGGAGTGGCGGCGCCAGCGGATGAAAGTGAAGAATGATTTATGAGCACTGAAATAACAGAAATAACACTACGAGACAGGATTGCAATTGCGGCACTTCCGGCGCTAATTGAACGACAAGAAATCGCAGGGCAAGCTCATTTAACGATGGACGGCGGAGAGGTGCCAGAGGATACAACTGCGGGATGGGATGAACCAGACTTTTGGAAAGATGTTGCGTGCGGGGCTTATGCGCTGGCCGACGCAATGATTGCCGAGCGGGTTGAACCTGTTTGACTATGCGCCTCAGGTGAATGCCTGAGCGGATTTTTAAATACCAGACGGTTGACGAGTTGGTTGCGCTTGCGAAGTCCATTTCGCAGGCGATTACTACCGGCTCAACTCAGGAGTTGCAAAACAGTCATACCGGCTGGAGAAAGAGGACTGGACCGCTCACCATAGTTGAGCTTCGCAATTCCATTCAGGCTGTTCGCTTTGAAATCTACACGCGCGGGCAGGCGGGGGATACCCAGTCTGACACGGCTCGCTGTCTTGCATACGAGCCGACGAATCCGCTTCAGGAGCGGGTGATGCGAGTGGAATCCACTTACGCCCTGCCGTATTTTCTCACGTCGCCATACGGCGCGTAATTTATGTCGTATTCAGGCTTCATTTACGGCCCGAGCGGTCAAGAAATCTATCCAACTCCGCGCGAATCCCCAGGCAAATACCGCCCCCGCCCGCTGCTCAACCGAGAGATCAAGCGGAGCATTTCGCAATACGACCATGCCGAGCTTGTATCCCTGTCAGCTTCCCTGTGCTGTCGGATTCCTTCCTTGCGCTCAGCGATCCGCGACAAGAATTCGTGGGCGTTCTGCAACTGGCTCCCGATTTACATGGGGGACAACGAGGGATGGGGCGAGGCGGCGGAGGAATACCTGACACATGAAGTGCTACCGCACGCAATGTTTCGGGAGTTGCGCGAAGATTTCGCTTGGGGGATGCGCGTCTCTGGCATGGGGCTTGACATGCACGGTGATGACCTTGCCATTTTCACCGAAGATGAACAGCACAATCCCAAGCTGGATTTCATTCCGGCTCCGCGGATCGGCAACGGCTATCCAGGCCTTGGCTGGGTATCAACAATGTTTACAGGCACCTACTCGGCGCCGATGCGGGCTGATGGTATGGGCATCGTGTGGGATGCAAGCAGCAAGTTTAACGGACTGCCGATCTACAACGGTGTAATCCGAAAGGACGGAAAGCCGATTGCTGTGCGTGTGCAAGGCTACACCACGGACGGACTGCCGATGTATTTTGACATTGAGCTGGGCGTTGCGGTGGGCAGTCACTACGCCTGCGAAATGGAATTCTTTGGGCAGGGGCGCGGGCTTCCGCGCATAGCGGCAAGCGTGTTGCATTGGTGTAAAAAGGAAGAAATTGACGACCAGTTCTTGAAGGGTTTGGCCAACGCGGCGCAACGCGCTGTAGTTCACAAGCTCTCCCCGGGGCAGGACGCGCAATCCTCGCGCGGCAACGCACTTCAGATGACAATGGCCACGGAAGCCAACTCGGACGGCACGACGGAAGAAAGGGCTGTCTTCGTAGACTACTCACAAGACGGCAACGTGCAGTACATTGGGGCAGATGAGGAATTGGCCGGCATCAACTTTGAGAATCCGCACCCGAATGCGGAGGCGTTCGCGGTTCGTATCCTTACGGAATGTCTTGCGGACTTGGGTTGGCCCTATGCCCTGCTGGACGCAAGTGCTACCGGTCGGGCACCTACACGCCTAGAAGCGCAGAAGGCCAACAACTCACTTTCTGAGCGTCAATCCATTGAGGAAATCAGAAGCGTGCGATTCTTCCAATACGCCATTGCCAAGGGCATGGAAAACGGGCGCATTCCCCGCAATGATGCGGGCATTGATCCGTTCAAGTGGGGTGTTGGGTTCCCGGCGCAGTTGAGTGTTGACCAAGGCAACGACGTTACCGCTGCGCTGAACCGGCTCCGCATGGGCTTAACCAACGAGCGGATTGAGGCGGCTAAGGACGGCTACATTGCCAAGCACATCCGCCGACAGCGCGAAAAGGAAGTGCGGGATTTGATGCTGGCGGCTTCTAATGCGCTGAAATTTGCCCGCACGCTGGCAGGCGGGGAAGATTTCACTTTCGATCAGGCAATGGCGCTGTTCTATCAGCCAAGCGTGAATCCCCCGACTCCCCATGTCCAAGAGCGGGACACGACGGAGAACGCGGAGAAGAACGCAACCAAGCCGGCCCCCGGAGAATAGCTATGAGCGCGAAAAGCATTCGAGCACTTTTTGCCGGGGCTGCGTAGAGAAGGCCGCTAAATCGGAAGCCCCGGCGCAGCGAATGGCCGCGCAGCAATACTCAGTGTCCCGCTTTGATCGAGTGTTCATCCCGCAATAGTTGATTTTGTCAGGTGGCGCGCGGCGTCAGGTGAGGAACCTTGTTTTCCAGCCCCAAGCCGCGCGCCAGCCTGCGCTAAGTTGACTGCCCGTAGTTGCTGAGATGCTGCAATGCTTTTCAGCCATCGCCAAAAGTCAGGTTGACGCGGAAACCGGAGTAATCCGGCGCGTTGCCGTTTTGACCGAGGGCGAGGCAAAAGGGCATCCGGTTAAGATCGACGCGACAACGCTCGCGCAGGTCAAACAGCAGGCCGAAACCTTCACGGATGGCGTGCGGGTGAAGATGAATCACGGCACTGGGGTTGAATCAATCGCGGGAGTTCTGAGGAACTTTACCATTGACCAGCTTCCCGAGAAGTCGATGGGAGATGCGAACGGGCAGTTAAGTTGCCTTCGGGCCGACCTTCATTTGCTCAAAACTGGAGAGTCTTACGCCAAGTTGATTGAGATGGCGCAGACAATTCCTGGCGCATTCGGGCTTTCTATTTCCTTCAATAACACCCCCGAGAAAATCGGGGAAACTTCGTTCGCTCGCTGCTCTGAGCTTTACAGCGCAGACCTTGTGGACTCGCCCGCCGCAAACCCTAGCGGCCTGTTCTCAGTTCCGAAAGTTGACTCACAACCATTCTCGAAAACTATGCTGACCGAATTACAAGCTATCTGGAAATTGTTGGGCGAAAAAATCATGGCCTTGGTTGGCAAGCCGGAAGCCACTGAGCTTACCGCCGTAAAGTCGGATTTGACCGCACTGAGCGAGAAGATTGCCACCGAGCTTACCGCCGCACTGTCTGCCAAGACTGATTTGGAGACGAAGCTTAACGCGGCCAACACCAATTTGAGCGTGGCCACGGAACAAATCACTTCCATCAAAACGTCGCTTACCGCCGCTGCGTCCGCGCTCAAACTCGATTTGAAGGCCGATGCCTCCCCGGTTGATACGGTCACTGCCCTTCAAAGCGCGGTCACTACCACGCTCGCCAAGCTGAGCGTTCCAGCCGGCAACATCCCCGCTCCGAAGCCCGGCGACAAGGCCGACAAGTCGGCTGGCGGCAAGACCATGAGCATGACCGAGTTTCGCGCGCTTCCCGCACATCAAAAGAGCGCGTTCGCCAAGGAAGTGAACGCGGGCGCGGCCAAGCTCGTTGACTAATCCACCAACCAACAACACCACTCGAACTAAGTTTTTATGGCAAACACCCTCACGAATCTAATCCCTGATGTTTACGCGGCCCTCGACGTAGTTTCGCGTGAACTGGTGGGCCTGATCCCCTCCGTCGCCCGCAATGCCACCGCCGACCGCGTGGCGGCGGGCCAAACGCTGCGCGTGTTCCAGACGCCCGCCAACTCGGCGGGTGAGGACATTTCGCCGGGCATGGCACTGCCGGCTGCTGCCGACCAGACCATCACCAACAAGACGCTGACCATCGACAAATTCCGCACCTGGCCGTTCTCTTGGAGCGGCGAGGAACAGTACGCGATGAACACCGGACCAGGCTACCTGAATATCCGGCAGGATCAGATCGCGCAGTGTTTCCGCACCGCCATCAACGAAATCGAGCTGAGCGGCGTGGTCAAGCTCAAGGCGGGTGCCTCCCGCGCTTATGGAACGGCCAATACTATCCCATTCACCACGAACACGGGCGAGGCCGCGCAGATGAAGAAAATCCTCGACGACAATGGCGCTCCGCTAACGGGTCGCTCGATGGTTATTGATACAACCACAGGTGCCCAGCTTCGCACCCTAACACAGTTGACCAAGGCGAACGAAGCCGGCACCACCATGACGCTGCGCGACGGCGAGATTCTGAACCTCTCAGGATTTTCTATCAAGGAATCGGCGCAGGTTGCGTCTGCCACCATCGGCACGGCTTCCGGCGCGACTTCCACCAGCGCGGCTTTCACGGTCGGACAAACGGTTATCCCCCTCGCCACCGCTGGCACCGGCCTGATTGTGGCTGGCGATGTTATCACATTCGCCAACGACACGAACAAGTACGTTGTGGCGTCGGCCACCATTGCCGGATCGAATCCGGCAACGGGCGATCAAATCGTGCTTGCGGCTCCTGGCTTGCGCAAGGCTCAGGGCGCGGCCACCCGCGCCATTACTGTCATTGGCACCAGCACATTGCTGACCGCCAACTTGGCTTTCACGCAGAACGCTTTCTGCTACGGTTTCCGCCTGCCGACGGTTCCGGCTGAGGGAGACCTTGCCATCGCCCGCGAGATCGTGCAAGACCCGCGCAGCGGCATCGCGTTCGAGTTGGCGGTTTACCCCGGCCACCGGATGAACCGATACGAGCTTTCTTGTGCCTACGGTTCGACGCTGGTGAAGCCGGAACACGCGGCCCTGTTGGTTTACTGATCTCGGTTCGCTCATTGGTCTGTCCTTTGTTTCCCCGCCGCGCTGGCTTAACTAGCGCGGCGGGTTTCGATTTATGGCTGATTCAGATTACATCCTCGGCGGCTTCCGCGAAATGACGGCCAGCGACGTGCAGGGCGGTAGCGCCGTCTATGCCGGCGAAACGCTCGATTGCACGGTAGGCGTGTTTGAACTGGAAAACCCGCTGCTTGCTGCCGGCGGTGGACATTCCCCCCGCCTGATGGGATTGATTGAGATTGCCGTTGAGGACTTCCCCGCGAAGGCCGCGCTTGCCACCGGCCAGCCCATTGACGTAACCAGCATGGGCATTCTGCGCCACTGCAAGGTTGCGTCATGGGCCAACCTCGGCCCCCTCTGGCAGATTACGGTTGTCGATCTGAACCAGGGCGCGTGATTTCCCCCTGAGCCATCACGGCCAGCCGTTGCGGCACGAATTTCCCCCTACGCACGCGGGCAGCGACTTCCTCACGCGCAAGCTCGCGCAGTCCCTGGCGCAAGGCCGCAACCCCCACGTCGGCCAGACTTCCCCGCATTGACCCCGCCAGGTAGCGCACGGCCAGGTATTCCCCCTGCGACCAGGGGACGATGAAGGGGTATTTGCTGGGTGTCCTCGTATTCCCCGCGCATGGGCGGGCTTTGTGGTGTGTTCATAATCTCAATAGCTAACCAACCAACTGCCCGGAAAATCGGAGTCCAGCCGCGCCTCGCGCAACATTCCCCGCGCGGTCAGGCCAAAAGCCTCGACTTTGAGGACCGAGCCGACCCGCACATGGTCAAACCTGCTACGCAAGGCCAATTTCCCCCTATCCTCGCCCGTGGCTGCGTCGCAAAGCTTGACGCTTCCCCGCATAGGGTCAATACCGGCGACAACCACCCTGAACGTCTGGACGCGCTTACACTTGAGCCAGCCAGCGCCGAATGTGCCGGCCAGCGGCTTGGCAACCACACCCTCCCCGCCTTCCCGGAGCAGGTGCTCCAGGAATTCCCCGCCCTGCCCCACGCGGCAAAGGCGGATATTCCCCGCGAGCGGTAGCGCAACACCCTGTAACGCGGCCCAACGGTTCCAAGTGGATTCCCCGCGCATATCCTGCCCTTGAAGCGTGATTAGGTCGTTAACGACTAGCCGCCCGTCGCGCATCCGCTCGGCGTTGACGCTGGTAAAGTTCCCCAGGTCCGCGAATTCGTGCCGCCCGTCTGACTTCTCTTGGAACATGAAGCCCGAGTAATTCCCCCCGCGCCAGCGCAGGCCGGCGGCGAGGGGAACTGATTCGAGCTTGGGTTTGAGCAGGGCGGTCATATCTTTTTTAGCTAACGGTCTCAACTGGTTTCGGCTTCTTCGGCCGGCCGCCAAATTTCCCGTTTTTTCTCGCAGCTGCGGTTTTCGCGGCCGACTTCGATTTTCCCCCGACCCGTCCGAGTGCGACTGCTGCGGGGTTTTTCATACGCTTCTCAGAACTTCGACGGTATCCTCGCTCCCCAACATTCGAGCAACAGGGTCCAGCTTACGCGACTCCTTCACTATCGTCCACGCGCGTCCAGTTTGGAGATATACCGACCCGCAGCACGCATGAAAATGGATCAACGTCATTTGCTGACAAAGTTCGGGGTGACCAGGGACGCGAAGAATCGGGGTCTGCGGTGCAGTAAATTCGTGGCCGCTCGGTGGGCAGATCATATTTGGGGAGATTGTCCGGCACAGCTAGTCCAAGAGTTGTCCACGCCGACACGGTTTCCGAGGCCGTTGCGGGTTTCGCCGGTCTCGGTTATTCTCCACACCGGGCGAGCGGTGCGACTCGGCTTTTCGCTGCCTAAAAGGCAGGCATTGTGTCGGCGTTTGAGCCGGTCACTGAGCGCGGAGGCCGTTGTACCGAGCTCGTCGGCTAGGTCGTTGAGCAGTTGCATGACCGCCGTTTCCGCCGCCGATTTGATTTTGTTTTCCACCGCCGCCGAAATTTCAGGGTTTGCGATTACGAGTTCCACGCCGCCGGTCGGCGTGCTCGGCAGCCAGTGATATTTCCAGCCTTTTGACGCGTCCATTTCGCGGACGGGGAATGTCGGTTGGTTTTTTGTTACCTCTACGGTTGTGCGTGTTTTCATATTTTCTTTTTGGCTAGTCATAGCTCTTTGTTCGGTCTCAGTCGAGACCATGTACCCATCTAGCCTGCGGTTTGAACGGTGAAATTGTAGTTGTGGCCCTGTGTGGTGTGCGGCTCGCCTTTCGGAGTATAGCCGATGAACGCGGAAAATTCTGCTAGCGTACCATCCTGTGAATATGCTCCCATATTGCATGTCCTCGCGTAGCCTGATTTCCCAAACTCCCGACGAGCGGCGCGGCCAGCGAACAATTCAGCCGCCGCCGTCATCGAATCAGCTATCACTGAGTTAAAAGTTTTGCATGTGTATCGCTCCATTGTCGTTTCTCCACGGATTGCGAATTTTTCAGTCGTTTTCATTTTCGTTCTTTCTTTGGCGGTCATTTCGCGGCGGAGTTGAGTTTTTCCTGTTGGTCGGCGATGCATGAGTCGAGCGGGCGGAAGTCACCGCAACCCTGGCATTGGCAATATCCGACGTCCAAGACATACCGGGTATTTCCGGAGTGACCCTTTTCGCAGCGCAGCAGTTTCACGTATCCCTCTTTATCGATTTTTAGTTTTGCAGTTGTCATTTTCGTTCTTTCGTTTTCGAACAACCTTACTGGGGTCGCTCTCTTTATCTACCCACACAATAACCTATCCGCTTGGGTATGCAACAACTTTCTTCTCAGTACTTATACGGATGCCAATCGCCACAAGTTTATCGATACGAATTTATCG